CTGCTGCCTCGACGTCTGAAAGCCACCGAGCAGGCCCTCGACCTGAGTCTGGAGCTCCGCGGCGGCACTGGTGTACTTGCCAGGGACCTTGCGGTCCTCCCCCTTGCCAGAGCCGTACCGCGCCGTGACATACTGCCCCGCGGCCAGCTTTCTCGCGGCAGATATCTTCTCCTCTTCACCGAGTCCCAGCCCCGCGGTCGAGGCGCGAAACTGAGCGATGGCGGCCTTCATGCCGGGCAAAGCCGTCATCCGCCCAGCGACGTCGGCAATCATCTCTCCGCGCTCTATCGAGCTGCTCGGCATGACGCCGGCAACCTTACCAGTCTTTGACTTCTTGGCAAACTTTAGCGCTCGCTCCTGTGCGAACTCCAAGGAGGTCTGGGCCTCTAGGGCGCCAAACCCCAGCGCACTCTCGGTGGCCTTTTGAGCTTCGTTTATGCCCTCGACGCGGCGCGAAGCTAGCTCAGACACGTGTCCTCGACGCGCTGCGACGTCGGCCAGCTTCTGTGGCGCGATCACCTCGTTGAGGTGCTTGAATGAGCTCTCCGTCGCGCCTATCGCGTCAGAGAGCTTCTTGAGCTTCTCGTAGGTTGCATCATACCGCATCTCGGCACGATAGTCCCTGGGTGGCTGCTGTTCCTTGCCCTTCTTGCTAAACGGATTCAAGAAGTCGAGGAAGTCGGCCGTGATGAAGCCCCTCTGGCTAGCTCTCCTCTTTGCCTCGTACTCGAAGCCCTTCCGCTTGGCTTCGCTCATGGGCTGCTGTGCAGACGCTCGCTCACTACCAATGACGCTGGGCGCGGCCAGCAACTTGGTGTAGGCGTCACGCGACGCGGTCGCCGCGGCAGCGTTCCTGGCGGTGCGTCCAGCAAGCTGACCAGCGCCCGCTATATCAGCAAGGTCCAAGAATTTTGCGTGGCCCGGACCAAGCTGCCTGGCCATTTGCATAGCAGTCTGTATGTTGGAGATGTTGCTCTTGCCGCGATTCATGGCTATGAAGCGCTCGATTTCCTCCGTCTTGAAAGGAGGAAGCTCTCCACCAGGACCAACAGACATAACACTGATACCAGCCTGATCAGCTACACCCTGAGCCTTATCCCAGTACTTTTGCCAGCTCTTTGCCACGCCTGCATATTTCTCTGGCAATTGTGCGTGTACAACCCTGGACACTCCAGCATTAGCCAACTTCGCCATGCAGGCGTCACACGGCATGAAATTGACGTAGGCGGTACCACCCTTCGCACCAGCCCCTGCCATTGTGAGCGCCTCGTGCTCGGCGTGGCGCACTATGCCTAACTTCTCACCCCGATTTTCCTTAAGGTTTAACCTAGCAATCTCTGTAGAAGAAGTTCCTCTAGGAAATCTATTTGCCCCGGCACCAACTACCTTCCCGCTAGCATCAGTGATGACAGCGCCAACTTGTAAAGAAGTGTCTTGACTGCGTAGGATGGCTTCCTGATTAGCGAAGTCCAAAAGCTGCTTCGCTCTAGCGTCCTTCCTCACAGTATAAGACTGAGTGAGCTGCGCCTCAATGGGAGATTCCCTACCACTGATGACTCCAGGCAACAGAGGCATCATGCCTAGACGAAATCTCGACGACACTGGACGCTGCATGTCCATCTCATCATTTACGCGACGCAAGGTAGCGAGAGCAATGTCCGGACCCATCTCCCTGTTACCAGAACCACGATCAAGTCCAAGCGTCGGTTCAGCAGCTTGCGCAGCCAATATTTCAGCATGCTTAGTATACACCTGCGCGATCTCACGTGCAGGGACTATCAAAGCATTTCTAAGAAACTCTTCAAGGCTCCTCTTCTCAGCGTCCAATGCTAAGGCTCCCATGCCCATAGTAGGCGGCAAGGACTCCTGCGCCGGATCATGCTTGCCCTTGGCAGTGACTCTGCCCTCATCCTCTGGGAGAACTGCATCCAGAGTCTCGACGTAGTGGCTTCTTCCAGACTTAAGTTTCCTATCTATGTGCTCCAACCTATTCCGTGCATCCTCAACCGGCAAAGAGACGAATTGCTCCATTACCGAGCTCGGCCCAATGATGTTGCCAAGCATCATCTTCATGTAGGTCCGGCCACCACCCACGCTCTGTGGGTGCCGAGACGAAAGCAGAGCAGCTTCAGAGCCAACATCAGCCTCCGACCTATGTGCGGTTCCAGGAGTAGAGAGCCCGTGAAATCCCAATAATTTTTGCAAGCCCGCAGCAGGGAATCCAAGCGGACGTTTCCAGGGGATCTGGGTGGAGGAATCTGCCCAGGGAACTGCAGACTCAATTCCAGGAACTACTTTGCGAAGTCTCTGTAGGTCGGCTGCAGGCCAATGGGCCACTGCGAGGTCAGCCTTGGAGGCCATGTACCGGAGACGGGTTTGAGAGATTCCAGGCGAGTCATTCAATTCTGCAAGGTTTAACCCCTTATTGCCAAGCCACCTGAGATCGCTTGGCATCGGGTAGTGCTTTCCTCCTCTGGATACTATGCCAGCACCAGATATCCTAGCCTCGTCAAGGCGTTTCGCCGTGCCAAGTCGCATCCTGCCATACCGCATAGTTGCAGTGTACGAGTCGATAGCCCTGCCCAGTTCTCCAGTTTCCTTGTCATACTCGTACAGGCTAGCGGTAAGTTCTACCGTGTGAAGGTTAGTAGCCTCGATGTCAGTGATCAGCACCTTGCCGCTTCGTGCAGTCTCTACGAGACCTTTTCTAAGTGCAGGAATGCTGCTCTTCAGCACCTCCTCAATTTTTCCCTGTATCTCCTCGCGCTCATCATGCGCCCTTGATTGCCTTCTGATGAAAGCTTCTCTACGAAGATCTCTATTTGCTTGCGACAGTCCTGGCTGAGATTCTAGGAGCCTTTGCCCTGAGTCCATGCGCAGCCTGCGGGGCCTTGCCAGACGAGGCTCCTGCTCAGATTCAATTGAAGATCTTAGGCCAGTAGCAGCAATGGCACTGGCTAAGGAGGTGGTGCCAGAAATCTTTTGGCGTTCATAAGCCTGCTGCGACTCACGCGCCTCGGCCTTGCGCTCCAGGAACTCTAACCTAGCCTGCTGCTTTTGAGCCCTGACTCTGGCGATCCTGTCATTTTCCCTGTCTACAGCGTACTGCCTAACCTCCTCACGTCCCCTATTGGGGTCGATTATGCCGCGTTGCTTCAGAGAAGGTGAGGCATTCTGCTTGATAAGTTCCCTGCGAAACTGTGCGATCTCATTGGTCAATGGCTCCAGTATCCGGCCAAAGGCTTTAATAAGCAAAGATGATTGGTCAATGGTGTGAGTCGGAAGGTTGCTAGTAAGACGAGGTCCTGCAGACGAGCTGAGCTGTGCCTTTACCCAGTCTTTGGTAACTGTGGTACCAGAGATGTGGCTAAATACCTTTGCAAAAGCTTGATGCATGTCGCCCAAGAGATTTTGCAAAGTCCTCGCATTCTTTTCAGTGCCGGCCACGATTTCGCCGAACTTAGATACCAACGTATCCAGAGGGACAGCAGACTTTCCCACTAGAGCATCTGAAATAGAGTTAAGAAAACTATCGTTTAGCGCCATCTGCTATCTCCTGGTTCTCCGCTGCGTGGGGGCTTGCTGCTGGGGTCGAGGCTGCTGCGCATACCGCATGCTCTCCACGCGGTTGTGCTCTTCTGCGAGGATGACGAACGCGTCCACGATGCGAGCGGGAAATTTATTGAGGTCGCCCCCGTGAGGCGAAGCTCCGAGACTTTCCTTGAGGATCCTCACCCTTGACCAGTAGGCGACGAGCTCAAGCGACGTCTGAGCATTTCGCGACCCCCTGGACTCGGTCACGAAGAGAGAGGTAGGACACTCCGATGTTTGAGTGTCGAAAAGCACGAACGGCTTACCGCCCGTGTCTTTGTACGTAGCTTCCCAGCAGACTGCCCTGTTCGGGTCTATCCTGCTTGGGAAATGGAGACGACAGTTTCGCTCGCGCCACCATCCGCGCTTCTTGCACTGTCCGCAGTCGAAGGACTCGGACTCACTGGCGCCGGTTCTCCACCAGTGGTACGCGACTCGGAGTTTTTTCTTTCTGTCCCGTTTAACTCAGCCTCGCCCTTGACTAGGGAGAGGACCTCGCCGAACATCTCCGACGGCCAATCCATCAGATCTTCGACGCCCAGCGACTTGCCGTCGACCTCCAGACCCGAGATCTGCTTTACGCCCCAGCGAACCCAGGCCACGTTGATGCTCTCCAGCATGATGCCGTCGAACTCGTCCTGAAGCTCGAGCCACTTCGACATGTCTCGAGTCTCTTCAGGCTGCTGCTCGATGGCCGCCTGCTCACGGAGAATCTCCCGAATCCTACGGTTTGGCTCACCGATCGCCTTGCGAAGTTCCAGCCTGCGACCTTCAGTCATCTTGCGGAGCACCACTTCCACCCCAGGAAAGGTCTCAAGTGGAATGCTTCGAGTCGTATGGTATGCATGTTTCATTGTGTGCGGTTTTCTCCCTAAACAAATTCACGGGCCCCTGCCAAGGGGCCCGCTCTCTTCAATCGCTCAAGCTCGACTCATCAGCCTACGCGATGATGAGCGAGTATTCATCCTTGACCCCGAGATTCGAGGTAGTGGCCCGACTATCGGCATAGCTCGCATCAAAGCGAAGCTGACCGTCCGAGAGCTGATGCGAGGCCAGGTACACATTCTTCATGTAGTGCACCCACACATTCCCCGCCACAGTCCCAAGGTTCAAGACGAAGTCGACCGGCGCCTTGCTGTCGCCCCACGTCTTCAGCAGGTTTACTGCCGCGCTGTCATCGTCATAGATGTTGAACGAGAGAGTCACGTTCCGCACGTCGCCCTCGGTGAGCGTTGCGTAGTAGCTGCCGAACGTGTCACGCACCAGCATGTTGTTCGTCTGGACCCTGATGGTGGCGTTCCTGATGGTGGGGAACGCGACGGCCGCGGTAGCGTACACGGAAGCCGTCGTAGAGCTAGCCCCCGCCACGAACCGACCGGTGAATCCCGGAATGATGCTCCCGCTGGTCACCGGAGTCGTGGGCTCCGGGGTGAATGTCGTCAAGCCACCCGCCTGATAGACGTCAGCCGTGGCAAAGTCCTTGCTGCGCAGCACCCACAAGCAGTCACCGTTCGCCTGCCAAGTCGCGACGTCTTGATTGAGGTTGAACGTCGCCTCCGCAACCACGCACGTGTGGCCGACGCGTTGGTCGAGAGTTGCAGCTGTGCGGAAAGACCACAGGGTGAACTGGGTGATGTCATCGACGAAGGTGTACGTCAGCTTCACCCTGCTGACCGTGCCAGTCGCACCTCCAATAGTGGACGCGGAACCATCCGACCCAACGAGCGTCAACGCAGTCGTGCTGCCGGCGTAGGCCAGCCACGTTCCATTGGCAGCCGTGTTGACCGTGTGGCCGGCGATCGTCACGACCTCGAACGTTCCAGACGTGATGCCGTGCGCCGCGCAAGTGACGACGATGGGCAGCGCCGCCGTCGAGCTGGCGATGGCGTACGTTCCAGCGCCTACGGCCGCCGTCTGCCCAAACATGGCAACGAGGATGGGGTCGCAATCCGGCGCCGTGCCAGACGTCCCGTTGGCCGCGAGCGACATCTCGATGCTCCATCGACCAGCCTTGCGTCCACCGACCATTCCCTCTTGAGATCGGGTGCCGGTCTTGTCCTGACGTTCCAGGAGGGCAACTTCATTCTGCAACTCCATCCGAATGAAGCGGCAAGCGTTGGAGTTCCCGACCGATGCCGTCCCTGAGGCGTTCGGGATCGTGCCGAAAGTAGGCTGCTTTTGCAAGTACGCACGCTCAAGGCGTGAAAATGAGTAATTAGCCATTGCCTATCAACTCTCCTATTCTTCTAAGCTAGAGACTGACTGCAGGCTCCGGCTCTCGAACGTCCACGTTGTCGGAGGCTTCAGCCAGCACGCTGCTGGCCTCGCTCTCCATCCTTGCCCGCACCTCGCGAAACATCTGCTGCGCCATGGTCAATTTGTCGTTGAACGACTGTGGCGGGTCCATGCGGGCTCCCGACTGCCCATGCATCGAGAGCTCATCAGCTGTGAAGTCAACCTTGCTAAAGTCCTCCTCCACGATGAACGGGGCATTTCCGAGAACTGCCTCACGAAAGCCCTGCTCGCTGAAGACGGCTCGCTGCCCCACCGCGTCAAACTCGCGGTCTCCAATCTGTGAGCAGTCACCACCGACGTATCTGCAAGCAATCATGCAAGGACTCCAATCCAATTTCAATTGTACAACATAGAGACCGACAAGGACACAACATTGTTGCCGAACCTGTCACTGATGAAGCTGAAAGAGCATGATAAAGCTGATTCTCTTCTTATAGTTTTGCGCGCCAAAGACTGTCGGTCCTCTCCTGCACTGAATCTGCCCATTGTACACGAGCGGCTTCCCCCAATTCTGATTGTCGACCCTGTTGATGACGTCCACCACCACGTCCTCGACGCAGCTGGAGTAGATCTCCCTGTTCTGGGTCCCTCTGACAGGAACCCAGGAGAGGTTCACGTCAAATATGCAGCGAATGGCGCCAGAGAATTGCACGAACTTTTGATCGTTCGTCTGAATAGAGTCGAGTATGTACAGTGAGGCGAACGGATACCTGATGGTGCCAGACTTCTCGAGCATCTCCGAGTCAATCTGATCAAAGTAAAAGTTCTGGCTGCTTGAGGAAAAGTCCAGTGACATGAGCGAAGCTTGAAGGCCATACAGGGGGGCTTGCGTCAGCAGGCCAGCATTGTACCCGTTGGCGGCCGACAGGCGCGCGTAGACTGCGTCCAGGACCTGCTGCGAGACTTTAGCTAGCACGACCTACCTCCAAAGCTTCGCCAAACCAAAAGTGGCTGCAGCCGAACCCACCACCATTTAGAAAAGCATCTTGAGTTTGGCCGTTGTCGAGCGCGGCGACCTCGCCAAGCGTCAGAGAGTTGCCGGACAAGAGCCTGGAGCAAAAGCCCCTGGTAGAGTTGGTCCTCGGACCTGCATAAGTGTAGGCGAGCTTCGTCCCCTGCTCCTCGACTCTACGATACGCCAGTGAACATAACAAACGATGCCATAGGTTTGCTTGGTCTTTTCCAATCGGCCCAACGTGCGACATCTTCCGAACGATGGCATTGATCTCTTGGGCCAACTCAGACAGTCTCAAGACACTGCCGAGTGACCGTGCCAGGAGCTGACGAAGCTCGTTGAGGACTCCCTGGGTCGAGTGGCCCTCGAGAATCGCGACAGCCACGGATGCCTGGCTCGAGAGCACGCCCCGATCTCCTGACGTGAGGACGCACGACGACGGTGGTGTGCCCTCGTGCATGGAGTCAAAGTCGCTGACTTGGTCTGCGAAGCTCTCAACAAAGGCAAGAACCGTGGGGTAGTAGTCGGACACGTCCAAGGACTCTTGAAAGACGTCCTCAATCGCCAGCACGCCTTGCGCATTCTCTGGAGACCGCACGACGACCCCTCGATGCACGCTCAACGTCTTGAGAACGTACTCAGAGACGTCTGCAGCCACGCGGTCAACTTCACGCGAGACTTGAGTCTCGAAGCTGAGTGTCAGTCTCTCGACTCTGTTCACGTGGGCGTCGACTTTTTCTTGAGAGATCATCAGTTCCTAAGCTGTGAAAAAGTGCCTACGCACGCTGCCTCATTGGCGCGATCGACAACCGCCTGTCTGGATACTGCCCATTGGATGACTCGTAGCCACTCATCACTGGATCACTCGCCAACGTGTACGTCTTCGTCGTGATGGGTATCGGTGCAGCATTCTGCAAATACAGCACGCCTCCTTGGTTGCCGATGTACACGTTCCAGTGGGTCGCCCGCAGTGGCGACACCACGACTACAAGAATCTGTGAAGGATGCTGTGCTCCAGAGGGAGGATTCAGCGAGGTGATGTCGACCTCAATGACCTGCGCGCCGCCAGGCGTCACGGTGACGACGTCCGACAGCTCAGACTCGCAGTTGTTCGGCATGGCGGCACTCGCGTAGAAATTCGACTGACTCATGTCACAGTACGTGACCACCACGTCGAACGGCGTCGTGGCAATCCCCGACCCCGTGACTAAGTTCACGTTGCTCGAGTCCCAAGTGCCCGTGTTCCGCTCGAACTTTGCCGCAGGCCTGACCAAGGGCCTGATGACCACTGGAATGCCAAGCGTGTACAGGTTAGAGGTGATGCGGCGCTGCATCTCCTCCCTGTAGAAGTCCATCTTCACTTTGTAGCGATCGCCGCCGACTCTGGCAAAAGCATCACGGTAGAAATTTCTCAACGCCCAGTACACGACCCACTGCTTAACCCAGTTCCACTGTCCAGGCACGTCGCCAGAGACCACTATCTGCTGTAGGCCAACCTTCTGTCGAACTGAGTTGCCAATGCCTACGTTGAGCACAGCCGCGAGATGATTGGCCGTCAAGTCACCAGCATTGAGGTAGCCGCCAAAAGAGATGACGAGCTTCATCATCTCATTTGCAGCCTCCTCAACAGCACCTCGCAGCATCCCGTTGTCTCCAGTCAACGTGATACTCTCCGAGGTGGCGACTGTCTGCACTTCAGAGTCTATCCGTGCCAAGTCTCCCGGCGCAAGAAATATGCTGTCCGTCCAAAGCAAAGCAGACCTCCCCACTCACGCACAATGCTAAAGCGGGGCTCAGCGGAATCTCCGCCAAGCCCCGCCACGCTCTTCGTGAAAACCTTCGCCTAGGACTCGACCCAAGCCCGATAGGTGCAGGTGCCCGTGGTCGTGGTCGTCGGAATGACAGCGCCACTCGCATACGCCGAGAGCTCCAGGAGCTTCAGCCGGAGGATGCCGCTCGCGACGCCGATGCGCAGACCGGGAAAGTCCTGCTTCTTGAAGGACTTCACCTTGTCGTACGACTTAGCGAGCGTCCCCTTGAAGTCGATGGTCGGGCCCATGAGAGCGCCGGTAAAGTCCGGGAGCACGGCGTCCTCGAAGCCGAAGCGAACGGTCGGGACGTTGCCGGCAGTCGAGTCCGACAAGGCCTCGACCTGCAGCTTGAGCGTCCAGTCACCGGTCATGCCTGAGACGTCGATGCTGGAGCCTACGAAAGACGCGGTCTTGATGACGCGCGATTGAACTTCTGTCAAAGTCATGGATCTCTCCTAGGAGCGTCGTCTTCCGTTAGCTCCTTGTTCTTGAAGCATTGCCGAAACTTAGTGGGCGTCGATGATTGCGTTCATTTAAGCTGCGCGCCTTGGACTCGCCAAGCAGCCCCACCGCTACTTGTTGCTGACTTGTTTTCCACGGCCAATCGCCGGAGCAGCCTCAGCCCCGCCGGCGAAGACGGCCTCGGGAGACTCGCCATCTTTCTGGTTGACCACCACGATGTATTGCTTCTTGTTGGCTTGCTCAGCCGCCGCATTCTTCCTCAACTGAGTCTGCTGGTGTTTCAAGAAGCCGTCGATCTCTTCCTGAGTCGACACCCTGTGCGTGCCGTCTGTGATGACGCGCGCGGCATTGCGGCACGTGGCGCTCAAGGTGCTGCCTGGCGTCGAGCCCCTCTCACGATGAAAGAGCGACGTCACGTGGACGACGCCCTCTGGATACTCTTTCTCCAGCCTAGCTTCCTCAGCGTGCGCGTCCTTAAAATACTCTTTGAGGTCCATCTCACTCTCCTAATCTTGGGGCCAGGCCATTAAACAGAGGCCAGCCTAGCCCCTCGATCTGTCTTCACTGAAACTAGCTCAGCACCGCGACGCCGTACACGTTGCGAAGCACAGTCACGCCATAGAGGGTGTCCACGGTGAACTGCTGCGCCAGGGTATTGGGCGCGTAGCTGAGCACCACGCGCATGCCGAAGTTGCCAAGGGAAGCATACTCCGCGACCGCGCCAGTGTTCGGGAGCGGCTTGGGAAGCATGCGCATGACCAGGGCGAAGGCGTCGCGCGCGAAGGCCAAGTTGTAGGTCGTCGAGCTCGGCTTCTGAACGTACTGGCTGCGCATGACGTAGAAGTTCTTCAGGCGCCCGACGATGCCGGTCGGAATGACGCCCGCGAACTCCGGCGACACCTTGTCTTCCGAGAAGCGCTGAATCTGACGGGCGTCCGAGTACGTCGAGCCGCTGAGAATCAGGAACTTGGGCAGTGAATCTGGGACCTTGGCCGTGAACAGGGTCGTTTCTGCGCTGTCGATCACCGACTCCGTGATGGTCGTGTTCGACGTCCCGACGGCCGTGTTGGCCGTGAGGTTCAAGTAGAGCTGTGTCAGGTCCTGCTCAATGCGCTCCGCGAGCGAGATGATCGCCGGCATCATGTACATGTTGAGCAAGTCAGGATGTGCCAGGACGCGCGTCACGTCTGGAATCTGGAACGACGATTCCGCGTGCGTGTTGATCACGACCTGCGCGTTGCCGAGCGAGGGACTTTGCGTACTCACCGAGCCACCTTCTGCGATGTTGTTGGCGGCCATAGTGGGCGGGATTGGGATGTTCACCGTGTCCCCCTGATTGGCCAGATCGGCTTCATAGGACCGATTGACGAGGTTGCCCATAACAAGATTGCCGACCAGCGCAGGCAGCGCGTCGGCTGCGACCAACTTCACGATGGCTTCCAGAAGTGTTGCGACCGGGATCGCTATTCCCGACCTTCTGCTACTTTCGTTAGCAGCTCAGACTATATCATCATCCAGAATTTCTCCTGGAGCCTCGCGCTTCGGACCGCTTGGTCCTACGAGCTTGCGCTCTAGTCGTTGAACCTTCCCTGTCACCAGGGCTTGGCTGCTGATTGCCGTGCCTCTTCAGAGGTTTAGGTTTTCCAGCAATTCACGAGGTATTTTCTTTGCCCAATTACTCGGGCAACGGCCTAGACCATTAAGCCACGTTTGCCGAGGTAATAGCGGCCATACTTTTCTTCTCCTTTTAGTGAACTAAGTCCGCGCTGATTGCAACTACCGACCCACCCGCCACTCTGCGCACGTACTTATGGCGAACAGGCTGTGCGAAAATCTCACCAACTCTTGATCTCTTCTACGCCGCGTTGCTCTGCAGCGCCGCCGCGATCGCCTCAACGGCAGCTTGCCGATCTTCCTGCTTCATGCCGACCTTGATGGAGCCAATGTCGGCCTTGGCCCCCATGCGCACGCCGCTGCCAGCCGCTGGAGCACCGGAGCCGGTCGCGCCGGTCGTCCTGAACAGGTACCCATGATCCTTCTGCAAGTAGTCCTTCGTGAAGGCATCCACGGGAAAGTTGTCACCATTGATCCCTGCAACGAGGGACCCGTCATCGAGCCGACGGACGTGCGGCGAAACGATGGAGAAGGCGGTCTCCGCCGCCTTATCGTTGACGAATGGCAGACCGTTGAGCGCGGTTCGAATGGTCGAGAAGCGCTCCGTCTCTTCGGCGCGCCGCTCAGCCTGCTCCTTGGCCGTCTTCAAGGTTGAGATCTCAGTGCCATAGGACTTGAGCTGATCCGTGAGCTCCTTGAAGCGCGCGTTGGCTTCCGGAGGAAGCTGCTGTCGGCCGGTGCCTGTGCCAGCAGCCTCACCAGCACCGCCCGATCCGCCCTGGCCAGCGACCAACTTCGCCAGAGCGTCGTTGATTGTCGCCAGTTGAGAGTTCACGGGCTCCACCTGAGCCTTGATGGCATCACCGAGCCCGGACTTCTTGAAGTCGTCAAACTTCGCCCCGACCTTGGCATCTATGAGCTTCGTCACTTCGGCCAGCACGCCCTCGAGCGTGACTGGAGGCGGGGTGCCGTCTCCACCGGGCTTGTTACCTAGCATCGACATGTTGAAAGGCCTCACTCCAAGTCTTCATTATACACCGCTCCTCGTCTCCTGTAAATGGTTATTTTGCCGACGTTTGCAGGAGGGTTGCTTACGGATTGTTGGTCCCGATCATCGTGATGATCTGAGTGATCGTGGGCTGTGCACCGACGTCGGAATTGGACCCCTCGCCGGCCACGCTGTTGGCGTTGCCCCAATTGACCCGGTTGAGAAATTCTTCCACTTGAAAGATCTGGTACGGACACAGGGCCCCCAGCGTCGTCGACGCTAGAGAGGTGAGAGCTGACGTAGTCAGCCTCGTGTATGGTGTAGGCATCTGCTATTGCTCCTTTTCTATGAACTTACACAACGGGACTACTTCTCCTGTCCCTTGCCTTCTGAAGAACCATCCTTGACGGATGGCCCAGCACCGCCGCGCCCAGGAGGCATGGCACTTCCGCTGCTCCTGTCGTCCAGGGATGCCTGCATGCTGTCCTTCGCGAGCTTCACGCGGTCCTTCATGTCCTTGCGCTCGCGCTCTTCAATGGTCGGTCCAGCGTCGATCTCCTCGTACACCTTGACGAGCTCGTCGCGGTTCGCGTCGATCAGCCACGCCTTCGCGACCTTCTTCATCACGGACTTCTCCAATAAGCGCGAGGGAATCCTTAATTTCAAGAAGGAGGAAACCGCAAACACCTCCTCCGTCGACATGTCCTCCTGGAACGTGAGTCCTCGAACGTCTGGCTCGACGTCAGGCTCATGCCGCGCGTCGCGCACGTCTGTCAGCACATCCTGCATGTGACCGCGAACGTCGTCCCCCATGCCAGAGAGTATTTGCTTAGCTGGCGCCATCTCCAAGATCTTGCTGCGACCAGACTGCATGGCCGGCGTGGCCCGCATGCTGCGTCCCTGAGCCTGCAAGTTCATCGAGCGGAAGCACTCTTCCCTAAGCGACTCCACGCGCTTCGCAGAGTGAACGAGGCTCTTCCCCTCTGGCTCAGACCACTGGTACAGCGTGCCGGAAGGAAAGTGCAAGAAACCAATTTCACTATAAGTCATGCCGCTCGGATCTATGTCGCCGATCACCACGGGCATTGCCAAGTTCGACATGAACAGCATCCACGCGAGCGTGTTGTCCTGGTTGAAGTGATCCACGAGGAGCAAGTACGCACGATTCGCGAGCCACAGCCCCTCGCTCAACGTCACGCGACGCAAAGGCAAGCGGTTCACGTGCGCCAATGCGTGTCTGCCTTGGCGAATCAGCTTTGCCATCCTCCCACTGTCATCAGTCGCGATGCGCGTCTGCTCCTCAGGACTGCGGCGATCCTCGTAGACTCGAAAATTTTCGCGGTCGTAGTAATAGAACGTGGTGACGATCTCGGCCTTCTCCAAAAACTCCTGCTGCTGCACCTCAGTCTTCACGACCGCCCACTTCAACTTTCCCATCTCGTCCGTCTGCCAGTTGATGATGTTGAGCGGAGAGTAGCAGGCCAAGTGCGGGTCGAGCAACCCGCGCTGCCTCTCCTCCTCAAGTGAAGCAGGTGGCGCCTCACCTGAGTCAAGCGCCTGCAAGTCCGTGAGCACCCACCCGGCGCCATACGTTAGCATCACCTGAAAGACTCTCTTAAAAAAGTCCACGTACGTCGTTCCAATGCCGTCGCAATCTTGCAGGAACTTCGTGTACGCCTCACTGCCACTCTTGCCGTTGAAGAAAATCTCGGGCATCGTCTCGAATAGGGCCGCGCCATACCACCCAAGACCAGTGCCAAGGATATTCTGGTACGTAGATCTGTCCATGCGAGCCGCGTAGACTTCCTCATCCTCGCGGGGCCTCTTCTTCAAGAGGCGCTCACACCGAGCTTTGAGTGCAGCACCGCCCTCGTACAGCAGTGACAGGTCGAGCCATGTTTCGAATCGCGCCTCATACTCAGGGTGCTTGAGGTCGAGCAAATTCACCGGCTGCTCGCCTTCATCAGGATCGATCGGGGGCTCCTTCGACTCGCTCTGACGAGTTGGAAAAGTCATTATCGGATTCACGACTATCGCGCGACTGCTCATTGCCCGGACACCTCCTCGCCCAGAGTCTCCTCCAACTCAATCTCTGGAATGGCCCCGATCGACACGCCGTCCTGCGCCTCGACCTTGTGGTACAGGCAACCAATCTTATCAGACAAGTCCGTGCGATACTGCAGCTCTGGCACCTTCAAATCCCCCAGCGCGCCGTATGCCAGCTCCCACGCCTCCCAAGGCTTGCAGCACACGCCCACGGCAACTCCAAGTATCCCGGTGCCAGGACAATGGACCAACTTGCCGTCATCCTCCATCACCTCATAAAAGAAGAACGACCCCGCGTTCTTGTCTGTAAGTCCCCTAATAGGGATGCCACCATTCGGACGAACTTTCTGCGCATCTCCAACAGCGGGGGGTTCCAAGGGATATGGCGGTATGGAGAATCTCACGCCAGCTCCAAACTCATCCTTCAACGGCATGTCGTAGTCGAGCTGCTTGCGCGCGATGTCGGAAAAGAACTTGCCCACCTCCTTGTTGAACATGAACATCTGAACTGGTGTAGAGTCGTAGCCAAAGCGCGGAGTCCACTCCAAGCCCCACACGCCGTCGTCGTTGACGATCGCATTGAGGTCCATGGGACCGACGTGTCCGGACGCAACCACCTGACTCTCGACCCTGGCCAGTCCACTGGAGGATATGCGGCAACTGCCGCTCTCCGTCCAGAGGAGATTCCCTGCACAGCCGGTGGCAGGACCCAAGCACCCGTCCATGAATGCCTTCAGCTCCAAGTCGTGGATGGCCGGCCTGATGAACTTCTCGCCATCGCACCAGAGCTCCGTGGACACTGCCACACCCTCGACGAACTCTTGAAGCACGAATGACTCCACATCCTTGCCATAGTTCTTCTCGACATATGCCACGTACTCCAGCAAGTCATCGTTGTCGCACGAGACGTAAGTCAAAAAGCTAGGCAAGTTCTTTCCCGATGGCTTGAACACGAACCTGCCCTCATCATGCGATGCCAAGAACTCCTCGATGCCGTCGAACTTGTCAAACTCCTGCGAGAACGGAACCTTGATGCCGGCCTCCACCATCAGGTCCAAGCCGAACTGTCGATCTTCCTCGAGGCGATCGGCAAAGGCAGAGCCTCCCACCACGGGAATGCCGGCTCGTGCGAGCTTGTCCGCAAGCTTCCCGAATCCACTGGTATCGAAGATCACCACCGTGTCCTTCGTCGGATTGACCTTCTTCACCTTGGGCAAGAGCCCATCCCACATGTCGCGGCAGTCAGGACGCTTGATGTATAGAGAGACCTCGTTCCCCTCATTCTCGATCATCTTGAGAACGTGCGCGCCGATGCCGTCTTCAGACACCATGAGAAACTTCATGCTTCACCTCGCCACTACCGCCTCTGAAACATTGTTGGATCTTCCACAGGCCTCTCGACTGTGTCGCCGCTCACAGGGACCTGGCCCACGAACAAGGCGTCCTCCCTCGCATCATGCTCGCACCATGGAACGCCCATGGAAACTGCTAGCAGCCTCTCCACCACGTCCGCCACGGCGTGCTCCTTGAAGTATGGCGCCTTGGGATCTGCCCCTGGCTCCGCGTCCTCCAGCCCGTGCTCGAGTGCATGGGCTATGTCAAACGCGCACACGTCCATCTCGAGGACGCCATGCGCACGACATAGAATGGCCTCCACCGCCTCATGCACACCAGTCAAGAGCGCGGTCTCAACGCTACCGGTGTCTGAGACCAACACCCTGATCGAGCCATTGGAGTCGATAGTCCAGTCTCCACTCATTGGGTAGCATTGATCCGCGTGCGGGATGATCTCGATCTTCAGCAGCAACTTAGCCGTCATGCATCGTCTCCCGCTCAAGCAGTATCACTTGCCTGTTGGACCCCATGGGCTGATCGGACTTGTGCTTCCACCCGTCGGTGCCCTCTCGATTCAACATCTCCAGAAACTCCGGGTCGTTGAGAAAGCCCCTGTCCTCGATCACCACGGCCTTGTACTCATACGTCTTTCGCATCTTGCTATCTCTGCCAGAATGTGATGTGCATGCCCTCACCACTGACAGCCACGTCCAGCGCGAAATCGGTCATGCTCAGGGGGTTGCTCTCGCTCGGCGCGAACTGCAGCTGATCCGCGGTCACCTGCACCGCGCCAGATGGGTTTGGCCAAAACTCCTTGATCACCCCGGCGCGCGTGCTAACGTTGATGTTCCTAGTGCCGAAGTAGGTCTTGCCAGTCTGACCAGTCACGACGCCGACGTCGTACCCAGCGAATGGAAACTTGGCCATGGCCACGGCACCAGTACCATGTGACGCGGGCGCGGTGCTGTCGATTCCCCTCACCACAGAGAACGTCGATCCACTGATGGCCGTGACCGAGACTCTCTCGAAGCTAGCATTGCCCGGATCGACGTCCATCTTGAACGGGATCATGTCCTGGGCGAATGCCGCCGCGCTGTTGACGGTGAACGTCGCATCAGCGGCGGTGGCTGCAGCCGACAGGAAGCTCTGGCCGAACACTATCGGAGTACCGGCATTCTGAACAGCAACCTTGCCAAATGATATTGCTCGCATCGTCTTCTCCTAATCTACCACTCTTGCAGAGAGGGCCCAACCGCCGCACTACGGCCAGACCCCGCCCGCCTTGACCTGGCCTCTTAGGCCAAGCTCTATTGAAGAATTCCCTTGCACCCTCCGGAGTGCCCTCTCAGCGCAAAGAGGTACTCAACCGCGTATCCCGCAGCGTCACTGATGTGTGTCCTCTTGGCGTCGGACTTGTCCAACAGCCCGGTGCTGACGCCCGACGAGTCGGTCTGCCACTTCACTTTCTTAAGGTCCTTGAGCAGCTCTGGACACTTGGCGTCGTCCACGTACAGGCGAACCGTCCCGTCCGCCGACCGCAGCATCGTGTTCACCGCGTTCACCCTGTCGACGATCATCGGATTGGCCTTCTTGCGAAGGAACCTGTAGTGGATCGACGTGTCCATGGCGAAGTACTCCGCCACGATCTGCCAATTGCTCTTCTGACTTTGCGAGGATCGCTGGGTGCCTGCGGCGTCGCCATACACCTCAACCTCGAGCGTGTAGCCCCACTGGTACTTCTTCAACTCCATCAGCAGCCGCCCCATCATGTCCATGGTGTTGCTGTTTGGAAGCACGATCTCCTCGAGAATCTCGCAACGATCGAGCAAGCGCTGCGCCGTGCTGCGATCGTACTGGCCAATTATCACCGACATGGGGTTGACGTTGAAGTCCATGGACACGAACAGCTGCATGCTCTCATCATGATGCAGGGACTTGCAGTGCGTGCGCTCGTCAAAGCGGTAGTACACGTTGCCATCGTCGGCCTCATTGCCGGGAGTTTGCTGAAAGAGAGCGTACCAGTCGCGCAGGCTGGTGCTCTTGAACAGGGCAAAGTCCCTCTCATTGTAGCGCTCAGGGCAGAGTGCCTCACCTCGCTTGCGCCCGAGAATGTCCCTCCACTCGGGATTGTCGCCCTCGGCGAACTGCTCCCGCAGAGACTTGACCATGGCCGCTCCAGCAGAACCAGACATGGATCCCGCGCGAAGGTCGTTGACCTTCACCCCAAACTGTCTATAGTAGCGCTCCACGTCTGGATCAGCGCAAGCTGGAAAGACGAAGACCTCGTACTCGTCGCGCTCTCCGGTGTCGTTGGAAAACTGCTTATTGATAAGCCTACCGATGAGGTCGTCCTCATGCCAGCGCGTGGCAATCACGATCACGCCAGGCTGGACTCTTTGTCCAGTCTTAGAGTCCATGAACGGCTCGATCCTGGTGCGCGCGGTGGACGTCCACCAGTCCCAGGTCTTCTGCCGCATGGTCAAGGAGTTGGCCTCTTCAGAGTTGTGCACGACTAGGCCGTTGGCCAAGAATGAGTGGTCTTCTTCTACCGTGATGCACCTGCAATCTTCCACGCACGACTCAATTGAAACTATCCTGTCATAGACGTAGTCGTTGCCGATCGGTGAATAGCGGTCACCAGAGGACAATCCGCGCCACAAATTATCCAGCGCGTTTATAGAAACCCCTGTAGGCGTTTGTCCTTCCGCGATATCCCGCAGCACTTCAACGGATGTCGTCTTAGGACGCGTACCAAGGTACTCCAGCCACCCACGAAGCTTGACCCGCTTCATTGAGTGGTGCACTGGAATCTTTTCAGCGAACAGTTTCACTGATGCACTGTCAGTGATGTACAGCGTCCAAAAACTAATCCACTCGCCTCGATACCTCGTTCTGCTTGGTCTCAATCTTGAATAGATCGTGAACCTCGACAACAGAGACTGCACTCCCAAGAGCAGCTCCTTGCTAACGCTGTCGAATCTGATAGTCGCCGCACAAACTTTTTTTCCGCCTCTCGCGTGGGCCAACAACCCGTCAAGATATGCTACTGGAGAAGCTACACAGCCATCGGTAGCAAAGTATGCTCCAATAAAGTTTGCCACGTGCTCATCGGGAGATGTAAAGACCCAGGGGGGAACTACCTTCGTGGCTGCAACTTTTCCATGCATCCCAGCTGCTTGAGCCCAGGCTATACCGCCAGGGACGTGCAGCGCACCAGCATTGCGAGATTTTCCCGGCCGCGTCGTCTTCAATCCAGCAGCCAAAGCGCACCGCTCAAAGTCTTCTCTCTCTTCTAGATCAGTCACGGCCATCGCGACTTGCTTGTTGCAGCAACCATCGCCGATGATATAGCCTGCGAGACGAAACTCCTCAACTTTTCTATATGTAGAAGTCTCAAGTGAGTAGGTCTTGGGAATGCACAGCCTGTCGCCAACTTCCAAGTCGCCACCACGCTCCCAACCAAGCAGCGTCAAACAGGGGTGTGTCAGGGCGACAGTCAGCACCCTTCCAGAAAACGTAGTGATCCTGACACATTCGAGCATCCCACGCTCAAAGATTTCCGCAACTCTCTTCGGGCGTCCGACGTGCGTCACCACGAGATCGCCGATTTCCAGTGAGCCGAGAGTCTTCGACGAGCCATCCGAAGTCATGACCAAGTCGCACTTGGCGCTCGGATTCTTGCAGTAGTCATCCACAATCAGGACATTGCAGCCCTTGCCCGTGATTGCGCCGCCGACGCCGGCGCAGCTCATGCTGCCGCCCTCTGTGGTCTCAAAGTGGTGCATGGCAGGGTTCTTGGAGCTAAACCTCACCGACAAGACGTCTTGATTCTCGATGATGGCGTCCCTGACGCGCTGACCCCACTTCGCGGCAAAGTCGGCCTCGTAGCTGGCGAGGATCACCTTCCTGCTGGGAAAGTTCTCCATCATCCAAACGTTGAACCACTGAGACACTAGCACGCTTTTTCCAGAGCGAGGCGGCATGCAGATGATCAAGCGAGGACAGCGACCCATCACCACGTCAACTAGCTTGCGCGACAGGAGCTGGACGAAGTGCCACGGCTGAAATCTTCCCTTGGTAAGCCTCATGGCCAGGGAGACTGGAGTCATCTTCCAGAGTATCTCTGAAAAGATCGGGTCCTCCAGTTGCATCTGCGCCATCGCTCCGAGATCCGTCGAGAGGCCCACCGCTCAAACCTTCCTCTACTGTATGCTCGCGCCCACTTCACCGATGTCCGATTCAAGCGCGGCCTCGGCCGCCGCAAGGCTTAAACGCTGCGCGGCGTCCGCAAGTTCCGGATTCTCCAGCACGCGACGCAGAAGGCTGGCCTGAGCTTCCACCGTGACCGTGCTCACCACCTCGCCCTCCATCGTGACGTTGGACAGCTTGGGATACAAGTACGGCAGCAGCACCTCTGCAATGTGCAGCTTCGTGTCGTTGTTGGTGTTGCTATCCTGCGCGAACAAGACCAGAGTTTGCAGAGGGTCGTATGCGAACTTCTGCATCGCCTCACGCGCCGAGGACCGCACACCCTTTTTGAAGGTCATCGAGTCGAACTCCCACGACTATCGTACCACGTCAAGGACATAGTGTACAATGCGATGTTGCAGGAGAAGACAAAACCACGACTCACCGCCAAGTCTAGACTATGGGGCGATCGCCCTCTTCCTTGAAACCCATCAACTTCATGGCCATCATGAAGTAGGAAGCGGCTACCGCGTACTTGTTCTCGACGCGACTAGAGCGCGTGTAGACCTTGCCCTCAGCATCCTCCGCGACGATGGCGATGGACACCCACTTGTACTTCTTGGAGTCCTCCAGCAAAGTGTCAACGGTGGATTGAACTTCCTCTGGCGTCGCCCACTGCTTTGGTTCCAAGACTCTCATTACCCGCTTCGGCATAAGTCAAGCCGCCCTACTGCATTGAACTGGGCAACTGATTCTTCGGGACGGAGACAGTGCCCGGAGCTGCACGAAAATGCTGCACTAGCCCCGTCAAGGCGCCGATGGCCGCCGTGGTTCCCACCAGGCGCCAGTTGATCGGTTGCACTAGCGTCAGCGTACCGATGGCCGTCACGGCGCCCATGAAGGCCGCAGAAAATACCGCGTTGAAAGCTGCTCTCCAGTTCATGACTTCTCCTTTTCTACGCGCGAAAGTGTCTTGCGGTGCCCGGCTTTCACTAGAGCACCACGTTACCTGCACCGTTTCCACACCTGCCAGAAGTGCCGCGAGCGGCGGCAAACCACGAGGGAGTTCAGTGCCACCGTCGCCCTATCAAGCTCCTCTGTGAGCATCTGGAGGGGAACGTCATTCTTCCGTAGCTCAGCCGACATCAAAGAATAGAGCAATGATCGAGTGCTTGCATAGGCCGCACTCTCTTCCGCACACTCACCACCAGCTCTATAGCAAGATTGAAATGCAGCAAACGCCACATCGTCAGCAATCACGGCCTCGTTGACGGTCTGCGGAGTTGCGGGCGCGGTCTGGCCTTGGAGTGCCAGCGCGCAAACGAGCATGATTAGGAACTTCATACTGTGTCCTACGAAACCGCCGTCACCGTCCAGAGATCCCGCGCCAGGCCGGGGTTAGTAACATACTCATAGGGAATCGCGAAGTAGCCCTTCATCCCCCACTCCATACCCCAGGAGTTCGCCCCAATGAAGTGCTTGGCCAGAATGCCGTTGATACCGTTGTCGGTATACCCGACCAGGCGCACGCAGTGGCCACCGAGAACGCTCTCGCTCTGCGCGGGCATCGGCACGATTCCAGTCTTCGCGACCGCGTCCGATTCGAATGAGTCGTAGATCGAGATACCAAACACGATTCCCCGGCCTGTCGCAAGCGCGGCCTTGATCAAGGCGAGGTCCTGAGGCACGCTCGCATATTTCACGGCGCGGAACTTGAGCGCATCGGCATAGGCCGTCTTCGGCGGCTTCAGCGCGAACTTCCGAATATCGTAGGGCCACTCGGTTTCGGGGCACACGCCCTGCTTGGCGACGGACTTGATGCCATCGCGGATTGAGGCGCCGGCATCCTCGGTCACGGTGTGTTCCACGGCGCGTTCGTTGTAATAGATAAATAGCCGCGAGAGCACGTTCAACGTTTCGCCTTCCGCGAGCGACTGCGCTTCCAGCTCGCCGGCGATTCCGTTTCCTGTGCAGGAGCCGAGCGAGCCCTGGTCGAAAATCGGCGGCTGCTCACTGCGTGTATCTAGGTTGAGCGGGACCGGAACTGTAGTGCGTGCAAGGAACAGTCGGTCACGTTGATCGGGCGCGTCTGGTTTCCATCCATAAAAACGTTTGACTTTCATTGCGACTCCTTCACAATTCTGGCGAGCGCTTCTTCGGGCGTCTCGCGTCTGATCTTGTCCGCGTCGGCTTGCGGCGGCAATCCCTTCACTGCCACTGGCACGACGGCCATGTCTCCGGGGGAACCTCCCGCGCTAGGAAGAGCCTCGAATCCGCTAGGAATGGGTGCTGTTGGCACTGGCGATTGCGGCCTCTACCGCCGCACGAATCTTGGAAATGACCTGTCCCTCAAGGAACGGCGGGTGCTTTTGAATGGAAAACGTCAACTCTTCGCCCGCGTACGTTACTATAACTTCACACCCGTGGCCTTGCACATCAATCGAGGAACCTTGCGGCGTCTCGCTGAATCCTTCGGCGCCAAGCTGATCCTCTAGCGCCTTAACCGCCGCAGCCGGTACGTTTGGGATCGTGAATGTGGTCATCACCACCCCCACCCGAACGCCACCCCCATGATGACCTGATATCCAGACCCGCTACTCACGCTCGACTTGACGAATCGGACAGACGGCAGAATGCGCGCGTGCGAACCTGCTTTGGGCGTGATCGACAGCATCCCACCGCCGCTCCAATTCCATCCAGCATTCTTTCCCGACCACGTGAAGCCAGCCGCGACCGGAGAATAGACAACGCCCCAAGTTCCGACCGTGAACAGCTCTTGCGCCACACCCGCCGCGAGGTTGGTGTCCACCACAAAGGGGCTGTACGTCTGCGGTACCGCGTCAATGACGGTAAAGGCGTAGGTTGATGTGCTTGGACTCACCAGCCGCGCGTAGAGGCCGGTGCCAGAAAATGCCGATGCGACCGGCTGGCCGCCGACAAGGTAGCTGACACCGCCCGCCGCGAAGTTGGTGTCTTGCGCGTGGAGCACACCAGTCAGAATCATAGCGCCGAGCCAAATCGTCAGCAGCGAAAGGCCAAATCCAAATCGTCTCATGTCTTTCTCCTCAACACACCAGACGTAAAGCAACGCGTCAAACGACTACATTGTACCATGAGATGTCTCGTCGAAAACGAAAACCTTGCAAAGATCAGCAACTATTTCGTGCAATAGACGTAAATTTTACAATCTCGTCAAACCCACGCCTCTCCACGCACTCGCTGCAAGGGGGTCTTGTCTCGCGACAAGTGGACGCCCCCTTTTTTCCAGGGGGTTGTCGAAGATGAAATTCCGTACTAGGGTCCTCTTCGGGCGGTTGATCTAGTCCCAAGCCGCTTTTACCCCGCTGACACTTTTGGGGGTCTGAAATCTGGCACTATAAAGAATTTACGCATGTATTCTTCAAGTGCGGGCCATGATGATGGCAGCAGTGAACGAGGTTCGGGAGGCACAATCTCTAATGGGTGCTCATCATCCCACTTCTCATTCCCTATCAAAGAACCTACCTGGTCACGGATTTTTGAAATCTTCTTATAGCATGCTGAATACCTAGCACACTCCTCGCACCACAAACGACCGGGACGAGGTGACCGCCTGTAGCAGCGAGGACATCTACCAGAATCTATGGCCTCTTGCCTTCTTTTTGCTTGATACTTGGCTGTTCGACGCATATCAGTGATGCACGACACCAACTAATACTACCCGGTAACAGGCAAAGCGGCTGTCGTACCAATCTCCACAATCAGCTGCCCCATGAACTTATTCACGATCTGATATAGGTCAGCAGCCGGAGCAACGCCACTCGGATTCTCTAACAGGGCCTGCGGACCACCATCAAAGAATGTATCACCCGCATTGTAGGTTGTGCCATTGAAAGCGCTCCATGCATTGCGCTTCACTCCATCCGAGAACGTTACCTTCCCGTAGTACTGACCGAACACGGCTACCAACGCGGCAGGGAGCGGAGCCACAACCGGAACAGCACTCGCACCGTTCCGCTGCTGGAGAACGAACAACGTGCCCACCGGCCACGAAATGGAGTTGCCGTTCGGTGTCATGGGCGTAGCCAAAGTGGTGGGCGCGGCGAACACTTGCAGCGTGTACAATAACGACCCCGGAGCAGCTTCCCTGATCAACGCCTCGTTCTCATCCGTAATAGCAATCGCCAGAGATCCCAGTGCAGAGCCCCCGACCGCGGTCGAACCGTCGACGTTAGTGCTAACAGTCACGAACCCAGCGCTCACACCGCCCATTGGCGCGGCAGCGGGAACGAACCCTCCCAAGTTGTCCACAGAAAAAGGAACCGGCGGCTTTGCCTGAATTGGCGTCACCACTGGGTCTGGTGTATACGTTTGAAGTCCCATCTTGCATCTCCTCACTTAGTTGTTCGTCATCGTCATTCTTACTGTCTACGATACCGCCAGAATTGCAACAACGGGCAGGCCCACAGATAAAGAAGAATCTGTCCAGACCTGATTGCCCCTTAGTGGTGCACGCTCGCACTATAGAGCACCAACTGCGCCTCTTGACTCCCACCTATGCTGCATCCAACTCCCCAATATCCGGGTAGGTGCGGAGTGTTGTCCGCAGCATCCGACTGCTGGAACACTTGAAAGTATCCGGCTCCATTGTTCAGGTAGAAGGTGCGATTCATTCCATCATCCACTAGCTTTTCGCGGATAACTGGCATGACTATCTGCCCGCGATAGCTGAACATATTGTCGCCCCACTGATCGAAGAACGATAGGTTTGAGGCCGGGAGGAAAGCGCCCTGATCCGCCGACGAACCTATGAACCAGGCCCACCAAGTCTGCCCCGAAATAGTAGGCGGTGCGCTCGAAAACAGAACCAGCCCGCAGCCGCCCTGCATCGCCGAAAAGGTAAAAGCGATCTCTATCGTGTAGGGAGTACTGAGGCTGATCGGCGTAGCTGCAACTTGAAGACCTCCACTCACTGAAGCAGTCACGACGGTCGCCCCAGCCACCGAAACTACAGTCGGCACCGTGCTGTATCCAGAAGGTGTCCAGGATAGTGTCGTGGGTTCGATCACCTGCATGTCGAACGCCACCGGCTGCCAAGTGCTGCCATCGCAGATCCACCGCTTATTGCTGACCTCTGCCGCGAAGAACATCTGCCCCACGTTGCCACTCGTGCACGCTCCCCGACTCGCATACGCCGCGAACACTGGCGCTGATCCGCCACCACCACCGCTCGATGGAAGAGGCCCCACGAAACAGAATAGCGAACCGTTGTAAGCCACTTGCCGCATTGTCCCAGCCACGATGTCGGTGGCGCTCGGGTCAGTCGAGCAATCAGCCTGCTTGACACTCTTTGCCCCCAGCGTGTCCACATTCAATGTAGTGGCGCCACCGGCTCCAGTCAAATCAGGAACCCAGTCAAGTACCATGCCCTCCTGATAAACCCCCGACAATGTCGGACTAAGCAAGCAAGTATACACAGTTGTAGATCCACTGGCCGACTTACAATAGATTGGAGCACCTGACTGGGCCATGCCAGGAGTCAGCACCTGCGCAGTATCTACCGCAGTAATCACGGTCACTTTCGTGCCCGTGTCAGACACAGTCTGTAGGATTCCACTACCAGCCCAAAAGTCGAGAACGGGACGCGTGCCAACTGAAGCACCCGTTGCGTAAATAGCAAGTTGGGATCCACCGCTTTGCTGAGTCCACGTGCTTGTTGCTGAACACTCATAGATCTGCTGCCCCGCGGTAGCATCTGTAGCGAAGTATAGCTCACCAACTGTGCAAGTGCTAGGAATTGCCCCCACAGCACCAACTTTAGCTGGTATAGAATGAGCCACAGCAGCAGAGGATTGTGTAGTACCGGCTGCATAGGTGTTGCTCTGGTCCGTCGCCGCCATCGTAGACGGCAGATCTCCCTTACCTTCCGACCAAAATTTCCACCACTGAATCAAAGGCAAAGTGCTCGACGCGCTGGCCACAGAGCTATCCGGCAAGTCCACCACGCCAGAGATGGCCACGACCTGACCGACCGTGAACCCTTGGCCCATCCCACAGGGGGTGGCTCCGCCACTGTCCGTGACCTTCGGTGATGCAGCGCCCAAACAAACGGTGTGCCCCACCGTGGCCGCGTTGCTCGAAAACGCAAGACTGGTGGAGCCCGGCAGCATGGCCACGACATCGCCGGCCACCTGATCGTCGTTTACCCCAAGAACAGACGCAGGCGACGCGCTACACTGACTGGCTGTGCGTGAGCCTGTCAAGCAAAGCATCTGATACTGGTTGGGACTTCCAGAAGTCATAAAGTCTTGCCCAAAATCCAACAATCCAGGCACGCCGCTAAGTCCCAGATTAGCTCCGCTCTCTAGCATGAGGTTGCCGCCGCGTGACGCTATATTATTAGTGGCTTCGTTACCTCCCTGAATCAACACTAACCCGCCAGCGGCTAAGTGTGAGTCTGTTCCGTTACCCACAAGTCCCGGGGAAAAAACCCAAGGAGCAACACCAGAGTATGGCCCGGCACCAGTTTGCGCAGGACTAGAGAGGCTGTTTCCGAGAAGCATGAGTGAGTATAAGGACAGCGCCCCAGTGGCGTCAGTCTTTAAGAGAGAATTTTGGGCCCCCGTCGTAGTGACTGGAAGGACGGAGCTCCAGGCTCCGCTTCCACTATAGAAAGGCACTCCCGCCGTTGAACCGGAGGGCCAAGGAGCGTACGCCAGGGAGGGAATATCAGAAGCCTGGAGTGCGCAGGGGGCGAAGCTGGTAGCTGCGCCGCAAGTTCCTATGACTTGGTGTGAGGTCTGCCCGATCGCCGCGCCCAAGACCAAGGCAGGCGTAGTCGTCGGGTTTGCACCAAACGAGCACGTCAGCCATGAGACTCCAAACGTCCCGCAAGCTACGCTGGTCACCGTCCCACTCCCAGAAAGGGTGGTGGGCGCGTAGCTAGTGCCGTTCCAAACCAAGCCTTGCCCTGCCGTTCCACCACCAGAGGTGAGCTGCGCTGGGCTCACCGCCATGGACGGCGACGCCGGCACCGACGCTCTCACGGCCGAGATGGTCAGGGGGGTCGCGCTGGTTGGAACGACCCAAACTTCCGTCCAAGACTCACCAGTGTCGCACTGGCCAAACGTGGCTGAGTAGTACGTGCCCGACGGGGTGATGACATCGTTGGGGACTAGCTGAAAGCTGTAAGATCCGCCGGTCAGCATGCTCGAGTACTTGGTCGGAGCTAACTCACTTCCTCCAGCGACGACCACTGAAGTGGTGACTCCAGAAAGAGTTACCGCCACTGCACATGAGATTCTCAGGCCAGTCCCTGGACTGTTGAGCACGCCCTTGAGAGTCGTCCTGGTCTGAGCCGACAGCAGGAATGCCGACAGCATCAACGTCGTCAACAGCCTCATGAAGTCCTCCATTTTCTATTATAACATGCGCTTGGGCGCAATGAACTTACGACGTTGCTTGCGGAGTGCAAGTCATTTGCCGCGTGGGAACTTTGCAATGTACTTTCAGGAAATTCTGGTGGTATAGTCAAATTGTCCATGCCAAGATCAAGCGGATCCACTGGCAATTCGAATTCCTCAAGGTGCGGGCAAACAGCCGCACACCTCCCAAAACTCGCCCCAAAAACCTTCCAGGAAGTGCGCCAGAATCTGGAGTCTGGGGTCGAGCAGCAAGTCAGAAACACCCCCAAAACCAACGAGCTGAGTGGATAAAATATTGGCGATATTGGCCAAAATTGGACAGTTATTGGGTATCCAATGCCACTTAAGTCCTTTAGAATCAATCAGTTATGAGTCAGTTTTTGCCCCCCCTATATATAGGGCCTTTTGAAAAAATATTTTTTTCAAATGAAAAGTGCCAATAGTTCAATCTCCCAATAACTCACCACCTAACCTGTTGAAAACAAAGACAAACTGATGCATTGGGAGAAAATAATCTCTCAACTTGAGCCAATGCCAGCTAACGCTGGATAACTTCTTCACTTGCACAGGGGGTGGCCTAGCTCCTCGCGTGCCGAAGAAATCATCGACAATCCAAAACGTCCTATATATATAGGAGGAGAGTTTACCTATTGAGTAGACATTCTTCCACCCACTCCCACCACAATCTTGCAAAGCAGATTTGCCCGGAACTGCTCAGCCAGGAACCGGAGGGCGTAGGTGAAGTATAGAAAAATCTTATTGTTGTGACCCCCTGTAAGGTATGAGATTTTCTATGGACTTTCACGCATAAACTTTTGAGGAGAAACAAAGATGAAGATCATTAGAAACATAGACGCAGAACTTAAGGTCCTGTACAAGGCCAACTGGTCGATTGGGGTCAACCCGACGTTGACAGACGAAGAGAGGAAAGGACTCCAGATTCTGGGTCGTGTCAGAGAGTACCTGGAGATGAGGAGAAGTTACGGAGATGAGTTGTTTGAGCGCGAGAAGTTGACGGCAGGAAAGAGTACGAAGGAGTATCACTCCTAGCTAGTGACCCAGGGGCGCTAACGAGGTGCTACTAGCGTCCCTGCACCGCAGCATGGCCTACTGCGGCAAGCATTCGGCTGGCGACAACCATGCTTGATCTTGGGCCGAGGAGAATGAAGATGCT